AGCAGCAACGGCAAGCTGACACTCGAATCTCTGAAGGTCATTCTCACGACTCAGGTTTCAGTATCAGACATACTGGAGATCAGTAGTTCAGACTACCGCATCGACGTGCTGGAGATCAAGCAGGGATACTTCGTTCTCGGAGTCAACCCGCTATGAAACAGTACGGCGATCGAGACGCTCACATCCGCTCCAATGTGGATGAACTGAACAGATACCTTCAGACGCTTTCTGCAAAGATGGATCCCGAGTGTGCGAAAGTAGTCATCCGTGACATGGCCTACGCTATACTCGCAGACCTCAAACTGAACTCGCCCGTGGTGACTGGAAACTTGAGAGGTAACTGGAATCTGACCGAGATAGCAAACGCTATGGCCTACCACATTTACAACAACACAGAGTACATCTTTCATGTCGAGTACGGCCAGGCCGCGAGTGCGGGCTTCGTTCGCAGGACACTGGAAGACTGGCGAAGAAAGGCCCCTGAATTCATACGTTCCAGAATCGAAGCCTGGATCGAGAAGAAAAGGAGGGAGGCACAATGACGGCCACTCTCTATCGAAACATCCAAGCGTCTCTAAGAATGTACTTCTCGGGGAAGTACAGCTCGGGAACATGGTACATAGATCGAAAAAACGAGAACATGACCGAGGACAGCTTTATCGAGCTTCAGACCTCGCTGGGAAGGAGGCAGGATGACAGAAAAGCGTACCAGTACGATTTTGCGCAGCTCCTGGTACACAGCAAGAGCGTTGCAACGCTTGACACCATCATCGGCACTCTCACGGCAGGGCTAGACAATTCAGGTGCAATCTCTGTCATGGACTATGTGAGTGAAAAGCCAACATCTAAGCTCGGAGAGCTTCAGATCTCCAGATACGAGCTATCACAGCAATCAACAATCAGCAACTATGCCGTCAGAGCATTGACGGTGTATTACGAATTTATCGAGTAAGAAAAGGAGGAACTTCTCATGGGAAGACCATTTCTTAGAAAGAAACACGTGACCGTCAGATTCTATGACAGCACGGCAACAACGCCAAATACTCTGGATATAACAGGGTACTCCGATATTCCAGAGTTGCCGGAGCCCGTCATAGATGTAGCAGCTGAACCATACGTGGTAGGTGGAAATTTCAACAGTATTGAGGAAGGAGACGACGTCGTTACTCTGCCAGAGTTTGCAATCACGATAGATATCAATGATGCAGATGTCACGTCTGGCAAGTATGCGATTGACCAGTGGTTTAATAATCACAAAAATAGCTCCGGCTCAACCGCCCTAAAGTCTACCAACGACGGTTCGGCGTACCTGAAGAAGTCCATCGACGGTACGACCACAAGCGCAAACCTTTCAACGGCTTACTTCACAATCGGTTTGAAGGTTCTATTTAACAATGGCGGATCTGGCAAAGCGTTTGGAAAAAATTTCAAATACGTGAGACCGATTGATGCGAAATTCAGCACTTCCGGCAAGGCACAGGTAACTATCCGGGGCCAGATTCTCGGTGCTCCAACCGACATCACTGCGATCTAAACACGAGGGGCTTGATGCCCCTCGTTATTTGAGGTGAAAAAATGGCAAACTATTTTAACTTAACGCTTGATACTACCGGCCCCGCGAGTCCGTCTATATCGCTTGAGAACGGCGCAACATATGCGACCGCTCAATTAGTAACGGCAACGATCTCAACATCTGACAGTTCCACGACAAACTACCAGATGAAGATTTGGGGAGATGTGGACACTACACACAACCCGAGTATTCAAACAACCGAAGTAGAGTCTGCGTGGATCTCATACTCAACTTCGCAACAGGTCAAACTATCTACTGGAGATGGAAGCAAGACTATCTATCTGAAGATAAGAGACGACGTGTACAACGAAAGCTCACAGGCCGATGATTCAATAATTCTCGATACGACGTTGCCTGTTGTAAGCATTACCGGGCCTGATCTATCAAAGATTTCGAAGGTTGCCGGAAAGAATGTATCCTCGTTCAGTTTCACGGTAGATACTATCTTTGACGAGTACAAGGTCAAGGTTGTTGCTTCAAGTGGTGCTGCACACGATACAGGTACTCAGATCCCGACAACCGCAGGTTCAACGAATATGAGCGGTTCGGCAGGAGACTATCCGGCCAGCACACCGATCAACTGTTCGATTTACGGAACGGATCTGGAAACAGCAGACTCCGGCGATGGGACAAAGATAGTGAAGGTCTTTGTGAAAGACAAGGCCGGAAACTGGTCCGTATAGAGGGAGGGTGCATCATGCCCTCCTTCTTTCTTCTTGAATTAGATACGACGGCACCGACCATATCCATTGCATTACCCACGTGGACTACCAGAACTACGGTGCCTGTCATCATCACATCAAACGAGGAACTGGACAACTTTCAAGACATCTATATGGTAGACAGTCAAGGCAACAGGTTTGATTCAACTTTTCTTTATCTGAATGACAGTTTTGAAGGGATAGTTGATTTTTCCAGTGCCGCTTCGGGAAGGGCTACCATCTATGCGAGATTGAGAGACACGGTTCGCAACGAAATAACGGCAGAAGCAACTATTCTTGTCACGGCAGAATGGGGAGCGAGACTCAATGTTACTTCCGAGATAGACACTCAGGAAATAGTCTTGAGTGAAACTATTCAGGATCTGTTTGTGGCAGAAAAGGTTATGGATCTGGATATAGAGATCATTGAGGAAGGTGACTGACGTGTCAACAACTATATATCAGATAGGAAACACGCTGAGACTTCAGGCTCAGTTCAAAGACTTTGATGATGTGTTGACTGATCCGGACTCTGTCAGTCTCATAATCTACAACTCTGACTACTCGGTTGAAGAGACGCTCACGCCAACAAAGACATCAACAGGAATATATAGAGCATATTGGACTATCCCGAGTGGCACTTCAGGAGCTTCGTATATCTACGAATGGTCTGGAACAATCAACGCCTATCCGAGCTTGAAGAGGGCGCTGTTCAAGGTGAGCTTCGTATGAGCATTGACGTTCTGAGCGTCAGTCACTACACGCTCTCAAATCACGAAGACTTTAATGCGTCGCTCGTAACTTTTGAATCAGATGTTGACATCATTGATTGGAGAATCAACCGTGAGGGTACTTCGTATGATACGGGTACGGTTCTTGAGGAAGGCAATACATACTGGTCAAGCGCCGATGATGTCACGTGGCAAAGTCACAAAGATAATAGAACATGGGGCGACCTTGCCAAAATAGCCGCAGGAGTGGTTTTGACTGCCCAGATCTTTGATTCCGATCTTCAGGAAGGCTCGCAAAGAATAAACATTTATGGAAAGAATACAAGCGGTACGTGGTCGCTCTATGAGGGGTGATTGAATGAGTACAACTACAACGAATCACGGATTGATAAAACCTGCGTATACAGACGCCGCCGATATTGCGGATCTGAACTCAAACTTCGATGCGATAGATGATATGCCTGTTCTGTATAGCCAGAGTACGGAGCCTACAAACAAGGTTTCTGGAAAGACACTTTGGCAGGACACGACAAACGGACTTCTGAAACTCTGGAACGGTTCTTCGTGGAATACGATAGCCGTTAACAGCGCGATAAAGGAAGTTTCTGACGACACATCGCCGTCTCTGGGAGGCAACCTAGATGCCGCCGACTACATAATTGGAAGGCCAGTTATAAAGGATTATGCAGAGGCTGTCAAAGCTCACGGGACTACTGGCGGTTCAATTACCTGCAATTTGGAAAACGGCAACATACATACGATAACACTAAATAAGGCTACTACATTCACTTTCAGTAATCCTCCAGCTAGTGGTAAGGCTGGCTCGTTAACACTAATAATCAATCAAGGCACTACTGCTTATGCGGTTACTTGGCCATCATCTGTTGACTGGAGCGGAGGCTCTGCTCCTGATCTGTCTACGGTTTCTACCGATTATGTGCTTGTGTTCTTGACTACTGACGGTGGCACTACGTGGCGTGGTTGGCTTTCGGGGAGTGCATTCGCATGATAGCAGATAGGCTGAGGGCAATTATGATTAAATCTGGTTATGATTTATATGCTTGGGGTTACAATTATTACGGTCAACTAGGTCTGGATGATACAACCGACAGAGATGTTCCGACCAAAGTAGGAACAGATACTTGGATAGCCGTAACTGGTGGATTTTACCATTCTTTAGGAATAAACTCAGACGGAAAACTGTATGCTTGGGGTAGAAATGATTTCAAACAACTAGGTCTAGGTGATACAGCCACCAGATATGTTCCGACTAAAGTAGGAACAGATACTTGGGTAGCCGTAACTTCTAGATTTTACCATTCTTTAGGAATAAACTCAGACGGAAAACTGTATGCTTGGGGATACAATTATTACGGTCAACTAGGTCTAGATGATACAACCAGCAGAAAAGTTCCAACTAAAGTAGGAACAGATACTTGGGTAGCCGTAACTTCTGGATATTACCATTCTTTAGGAATAAACTCAGACGGAGAACTGTATGCTTGGGGATACAATATTTACGGACAACTAGGTCTAGGTGATACAGCCACCAGATATGTTCCGACCAAAGTAGGGACAGATACTTGGGTAGCCGTAACTTCTGGATATTACCATTCTTTAGGAATAAACTCAGATGGAGAACTGTATGCTTGGGGTAGAAATAATTACGGTCAACTAGGTCTAGATGATACAACCAACAGAAAAGTTCCAACTAAAGTAGGAACAGATACTTGGGTAGCTGTATCTTGTGGGAATTACTATTCTCTAGCAATAAACTCAGATGGAGAACTGTTAGCAATAAACTCAGATGGAGAACTGTATGCTTGGGGTAGAAATAATTACGGTCAACTAGGTCTGGATGATACAACCGACAGAGATGTTCCGACCAAAGTAGGAACAGATACTTGGATAGCTGTAGCTTGTGGATGTGACCATTCTTTAGGAATAAAGGAGTGATTAAATGAAATATGTTCTAGTAGAACATGGACAAGTAACGAAAACAAGGTTACCAAGAACAGGCACACTTAAAGACGGCAGTACGGTTTCAAACTATAATCTGCTACCACACGGTGTTTTGATTGCGGAAGGCTGGTTACCTCTGGTAGATGAGCCTCC